CGCGAGCTTCATCGCGATTTCGCCAATGCGCGCAAGAATAGCCGTAAACGAAGTGCCCGCCGCCGCCCGCAATTCGTCGGTCAACTCCCCGCTCAGCGCCTTGAAACGGGCACGCGCCTCATCGGTCATCGGCACAGTGGTCAGCACCACAGCGGTCTGCGGTCCCGAGGTCGTGCCGGCGAGGTTGCCGCGCTGCTGCCCGGGACCAGACGCCAGCAGTTGCAGGCCCGCGATCAGGTCCGGTGGCGGAGTACGAAGCCCGACAGCGACGTTTTCGTCGGGGTAGTCCTCGTCGCTGGGCAGGATCAGGAAGCGGGCGAGCGAGCCGTCCACCACATTGGCCCCTTGCAGCGCGCCCCAGAAATGCATGGGGGTCGTCGTGCCATATACACTCAGGCAAGGCTGGACGATGTCGCGCCGCTCATTCGTGCCATCACGATTGGCGTATTCCGCGCCCAGGAAGATCCCGCCGGCCGAAGTGTAAAGCTCGGTCATGTTGTCGAGGATCTCAGTGATATGGCGCGGGCTGCGTTTGCGGTCTGCCGCTGCCGAGAGAAACATGCCGAACTCGTCGATCTGGAACAGGATCGCGGGCTGGCGATGCAAGGCGGTCAGCAGCCCCGCGCCGGACGCGATCTTGTTACCGCCGAGGTGGTTCGCAAGCCCGGCCTCGAACAGCACCTCGTTGATGATCTCGCGCGAATGGTTCTTGCCTGAGCCGCTGTCCGCGATGCCGACCACATAGAGGTTGGAGCGCAGGTTGCTCTCCGTGCGGTAAAGCCGCCCCATGAGCGCGCCGATCGCGCAAAGACTGGCGCCAAGCGACAACAGCGGCTGAGGCCGGCGAGCGGTCGACAGCATGTAATCGGTCAACTTACCCACCAGCCCGCCCGGGATCGTCAGCGCAAACTTTGGCTGCGGCACATCGTCATCTGCCGATAGCGTTGTATCGAGACGGGCCAGCAGGCCGGATGCCGGGTGGCTTTCATCCTGGGGCTGGCTGCCATCGAGAACCATGCCGGGATCCGGCTTCCAGCCGCGCTCCATGGCGAGGTGGTAGATGGTGCCGGCACCGATCCGGTCAGGACGAAAGCTGCCCCAGGCCTTTTCGGTCGCCGCCTCGACGTTCTTGGCGGCCTGATCCGACCAGCCCGTGAACATGTCCTTGCCGTCCTCCCCAAGGGCACCCTTGATAGCCATGCCAATTCGCACCCAGCTATCGTAATCGAGGTCGCTGTTGGGCAGATGCTCGAGCGCGGCTGCGATCGCGTCCCGCGTTCCGACCTGGGCGTGAGCCGGAACTGCCGGGGCGCTGGCAGTGACCGACGACAGACTGGACGGACGAAGTTCAGCCGGGACCAGCGCCAGTGCCTCCTCCATAAACGCCGCAGCCATCTCTGCGTCGATGACCGGCAGGCTTTCCAGGTCCAGCTCGGACAACCCTTCCTCAGGCCATGCATAGGGTTGTCCGGTATCCGGGTGAACCGCGTAAGCCACGAACTGCTGACCCAGACACAGCACCTCGAGTGGCGCGCGCCGGATCCCCCTGAAGGGCTCTCGGGTGCGATAGACCAGCAGGCGTTTTGGAGCCCTGCCGATGCGCAGCGCCGGGGTGTCGCCCAGCCTGGTGCGGGCGAGCTGCTCAATTCGGAGCGCCATGTCCGGGTCGGTCAGGATGTCGATGTCGACGGCAGCCACGCTGCCGCCGACAATACCGATGCCGCAGTCCGGCCAGCCGGACCATGTCGAAACCTCGACTTCAGTGGTTGGCCGCTCAGCATGACGGTTCCATTCGGGGTAATCGACCCATGCGCCGCGCTGGTACCGGCCCGGCTTCTTGCCGCCGGGCGCGATGGGCAGGATGGTATAGCCGTTGGCCAGAAGGCGCGCGCCATGGCGCGTCATGAAGGACGAACTCATCAGAACGGGCACTCCGACATGTCGGCGGCGAGCTCGCGCAGGTGGTCACAGTAGCCCGTGACCAGGTGCTCGACGAAGCCTGCCCACTCGGCATCGCTGAGGGTTGCAAGGTCGGTCTTGCCGATCTTCTCGAGGAAGCGGCCGCCAGCCTGGCCGCCTTTGACCATAGCTGCCTGCTCGTTGCGGCTGGTGTCGATCATGCCCTGCCTCCGGTGACAGAGGTCCTGGCAGCCGCGGCTGCAAAGATATTTGCGGCTTTCGTCCCGGCGGGGATCGGAGACCCGGTAGTGCGGGATGAACCAGCCGAAGCCGCGGGGTTCGCGATGGCAGACGGAGCAGAGCCCGGGGTTGGCGTATGGCATGTGTCGAACCTTGCCTTGGTGATTTCGGTGTAGTTGCCGGACGGACGCACAGCGATGTGGCTGGGGCGGCGCAGACGGTGAACCAGCTGCAGAGCCGCATAGACCGAGCGCGGCACAGGAATGCCCGGCGCCCGTTCACGCCACCATGCTTCGGCCTTGGTGCGGGGGTAGCCAGTGTGCTCGAGACAGATCCACTCGTGGTGCCAGCCAAGGCCACACTGATAGGTGACCTTGAGCGAAGGGCGGCCACCCGGCTTTTCATGGCGCTGGTAGGTGACGTTGGAGACCTGCAACCATTCCGGACGCTTGGGCTTGCCTGACGACAGCACGGCAAGTGTCGACGCCGTTGGTGCCAGTTTCACCTTGCGAGCCGGGAAGATGTAACCGCAATCAGGACATTCAAGCGCGGCAGCGGCCACGATGCTGTCGCAATCCGGACAGACCTTGACCGGCGCATCACCATCGCCCGAACCCGGCCGCTTCGGCTTCACGAGATCGATCGGGCCGTGACGTTTCACGTTCCCGGCGAAGTCCAGGACGAGGCAATTGTCCTTGCCTTGCGCAAGCCGGGTCCCGCGTCCTGCCATCTGGACGTAAAGCCCGGCCGACTTGGTCGGGCGCAGCATGGCGATCAGGTCCACGGCCGGGGCGTTGAAGCCGGTGGTCAGCACCCCCATCGAAGCCAGTGCGCGGATCTTGCCGGCCTTGAACTCCGCAATGATGCGGTCGCGCTCATCCTTGGGGGTGTCGCCGAAGATAGTCGCGCAGCTGATCCCGCAGCGGCGGAACTCCTCTGCGACATGGGTTGCGTGATTGACGCCCGAGCAGAAGGCAAGCCACGACTTCCGGTCCTTGCCGTAGGCGATGATTTCCCCAACGGCGGCCCGGGTGATTGCGTCCTGGTCGACCGCCTTCTCGAGATCGCGGGCGATGAACTCGCCCCCGCGCGAGCCGACCCCCGTCACATCAAACTTGGTCTGCGGCTGCTTGGACATCAGCGGACTGAGGTAGCCTGCCATGATGAGGTCCCTGACCGACACCTCGTAGGCGATGTCGGAGAACAGTGCATTCTCCCCTTCGTGGAGCATTCCGGAGTCCAGGCGATAGGGTGTTGCCGTCAGCCCGATTACCTTCAGCTTCGGGTTGATCCGCTTCATCGCGTCGAGGAAGCGCCGGTACATTGTGCTGGCATTGCCCGGGATGAGATGGGCTTCGTCGATCAGGATGAGATCGCAATGGCCAATTTCGGCAGGCCGGCGGTGGATCGACTGGATGCCAGCAAACAGGATGCGCGCATCGGCATCGCGGCGGCCGAGCCCTGCCGAGTAGATCCCGGCGGGTGCTTCGGGCCAAAGCCCCAGCATCTCGGCATGGTTCTGAGCGATCAGCTCGCGGACATGGGTGACGATCAGAATGCGCTGGTCCGGCCATGCCTTGAGCACCCCGTCAATGAACGAGGCCATGACCAGACTTTTGCCGCCCGCGGTCGGGATGACCACCAGAGGATTGCCGTTCTTATCTTCGAAGTAGCTGTAGACCGCGGCGATTGCCGACTGCTGGTAGGGGCGGAGCTTAAGCATGTGCGGTCTCCTTCTGGCGGGCGTCGTTCAGCCAGTCGGAGCCGTCGGCCATGCGGTAGGCGACGAAATCCTCACCGGCGTCTGTTACGGTTCCGGGCACGAGATCAGGGATGAAGAGATGGCGGTGGCAGGCGCGGCGCTGGCCCTGAGCATCAAGCCTGCGATCGTGGCGGGCGCAGTGCCAACCCCCGTCCACCGGCGTGGAATGCAGGCAGGTCCGGCAGTTCAACGCAGCTGCTTCGCCAGCGTGGCAGGCCGCATGGTGCGAGCACATGCGGCACTCGAACCAGGTCGGATCTTCGCTGATCCTGGCAGGCGGATGCTGCGCGCCGATGATGCGCTCGGCCTTGTCGAGCAGCCGGGTCGCCTCGGCAGGATCGGCCTCGATCCGTTCGATATGCAGCGCATCTGTATCCTTGCAGACCGCGACGTACATGGCGCGGGTCAGCCCGGTCAGGTGCATGTAGATCTGCATCTGCGCCGCGTGCTGGGGCTTCGATTTGACCACGCCCTTGGCAACGAGGTCTGTAAAGCTCTTGACCGAGTGTGTCTTGAACTCGACCACGTGCCAGGTCTTCGGTGCTTCAAGCAGCCCCAAGGCAGCACCATCGAGCGAACCGCCGAAATGGCCACCATGAGCTTCAACCCTGAACTGGCGGCCGGTCTCGGGATCGACCTCCAGCACGGTGGCGCCGGTCGAGCGCAGGTTGGCGACGATCCGGTCTTCCTCGCGCTGCCCGGTCTCGAACAGGCGAAGCATGCGGCCGGAAAAGCGCGAAGGCGTGACCCAGCGGAAATCGAACCACAGGGCCCGGGAGCACGGCTTGCCGATCAGCGATGCGCCGAGATGTTCGCGAAAGCCTTCACCCTGGCGGTTTTCGTATGCGGCATAGATCGCCGTCAGAGTGGGCGTTGGCGGGGTGGGAAGTTCTGCCATCACAGATCCTCCGCTTCGCTGCGGGCGCGTGCTTCGGCGAGAAGCTCGGTCCACACTTCGGGATCGTGGCGGGCGCGCAGTATGTCGATCAGCGCGTCCTTGACCTTGTTGCGGCGGTGCCAGCCGCTGCCATCGGCGAGCAGTTCGGCGCGTTCGCGGTAGAGGTGGCGCTGCGCGGTGCGGGCGCGATTGAACCAGACGGGGTCGATGGGTTTCCCCTGCGTCTGGCGGGTCAGATCGGCGGTCGCGATCTGGGTGCGGATCTTGGCGATGGCGTCGTCGAGTTCGATCAGGCGGCGCTGTTTTTCAGGCAAGTCGGGGGCGTTCGCGGCCGCAGGGGCCGCGTTGAGCGGTTCAGTCATGGTCTGTCTCTTTGTCTGGCTGAGGCCGCCGCGATTTCCCGCAGCGGCCTGCAGGGGTCAGCCGTTACGGTTCCAGGGGGCAGCAGCCGGAGCGGCCGAAGTCTGCGAGGCCGTGGGCGCGGCCTGATAGGCAGGCGCCGCGGGCGTGGTCTTTTCCGGGACGAGGTAGCGGATCGTATTCTTCTCCGAGTAGCCGTCCTTGGGCGGCTTCACGCCAACCTGGATCGTCATCGGCACCAGGTGCAGATCGACGCTGTCGTTGACCTGGAGCTTGCCGGTGGCGTGGCAGATGGCCGACAGCGTGCGCTGTGCAATCTCGACCGTCTGGGGGTTCGAGTTCACAAGGTTGAGCTGGTCGAACAACTTGCGGCCCTGGTACTGGCCCTCGATGATGTCGAGCATCAGCCAGAGGAACTGGCCCATGCCGTTGCGGGTGACGCGCATCTCGCTCTCGACGATCTGGGCGCGGTACTTGCCGGCGGGAAGAACATCGTAGCCGGTGGTGGGTTCGATGCCGGTTGCATCGAAGGCGGTGTCAAAACGTGCCATGGTGGAAATCTCCGTCGGATCAGGACTGTTCGGGCTGAGGCATGGCCGCGACGAAGGCTTTCCAATCGAGCGGAAGCGTGTCGGGCAGGCCGTAGCGGTTCTTCGCGAGGAAGGCCGGGCGCTCGGCGGTGTGCAGGACGCGCTCACCGGAGCCGAGTGCCCGAGCTACCTTCTTGTTAAAGCCAACATCCGCCTTCGTGATGGACATGCGGTAGTTGGCAAAAAG